TGACGGAAAAATGGTCGAAAAAGGCCATTGTCGCAGAGGTGGCAATGCACAAAAGGCAAGATAGGGAGGCTGTACTAGCATGAGCATGATTGAAAAACAGTTTTTGAAAGAAGATTTATCGAAAGCAAAAGCCAAAATTGATTCCATAAATCAGCTTTTAAACCTTGCTCACCAAGCACTAAAAGATGGTGATTATGAGGAACTAGCAAGTCTAGCTGGAAGCGTTGAAATCATTAGCGAGGATCTAATGAGAATGGGAAACAAGGGGCGCTTAATCAGAACGGCTGAGGAAATACAGAAAAAACATGGTGTGAAGCTTGCAGTTGTCACACGAAATGAAAGGACTGAAATCATTGAATATTGAGCATCCGATGGTAACGCAGATTAATAGCTTTGGTTATCCGAAAGATTACTGGAAGGATGAAGCGGAGCGAAATGGATATGAAGATGAAGACGATGAAGACAAATGAAAAAACCCGCTTGGCACAGCGAGTTTTAAGGTGTATTGCTTCTGATTAGGTACAGACAGTATACCAAATCTTTAACAAAAATTCAATGGAGGTATACACGATGTCAAAATTTCAAATCAGCTTTGACCACAGAAGAGAAGCGCAGGAGCGTTTAGAACAGGCAGGTGGTTGGATCGACTATAAAAAAGGAAAACCCATGTTCAACTTTCCTAACGCAACAGCTAAACAAAAATACATCCAGTTAGGGCAGGCGGCATATCGCAGAAAGGTGGAAATGTAATGAATGGTTTAACCAATATTGATTACTCGAATTATATGCCTCAAGCAAATACAGCACCTTCCGTCACAACAGAAGCAATGGTGAGCAGGCAGGCGCAAGAGGTTCAGGCGGCTATGGTGATAGCAAAAAAATTTCCGAGAGACGTCTATGCTGCATTTGAGCGAATTAAGAAAGCATGTGAAAGAAAGCTGTTAGCTGAGAGTGCTGTTTACGAATACCCAAAAGGTGGATCGAAAATTTCGGGTCCTTCTATCCGGCTTGCTGAGGCTTTGGCTCAGAACTGGGGGAACATTGATTACGGGATAATTGAGCTAGAACAAAAAGCGGGTGAATCGTCAGTAATGGCGTATGCGTGGGATCTTGAGACAAATACACGACAAACAAAAATATTCACGGTAAAACATGAACGGAAAGCTAAGGGAACCGTAACTAAGTTGAATGATTCGAGAGATATTTATGAGCTTGTGGCTAATCTAGGGGCACGCCGTGTTCGTGCCTGCATTCTTGGAGTAATACCAGGAGACATTGTAGATGCCGCTGTTGATATGTGTCAAAAAACATTGATTAACGGACATAAGGAGCCGTTAGAGGACCGTTTGAGAAACGCCTTATCAGCTTTTAAAACTGAATTTGGTGTTACTAAAGAAATGATCGAAGAATATGTAGGGAGCAACTTGGATGCTTTTACTGAGCAAGATTATCTCAAGATTGGTCGTATTTACACTTCCTTACGTGATGGCATGGCAAAGAAGGAAGATTACTTCAATGTCAAAGTCAGCAGCGCCACCAAGTCAAAGGCAGAAGAAGAGTTCCAAAAACAGAAGGAACAAAAAGAAAGTAATAAAAAGGCGGGTGATCCTGTAAATGGGGATTCCGGTGATCAATCAAGATAACTATTACTCTAACGAGATAGATAAAGTCTACATGTCTAATTCTCAATATAAAAGTTTCTTAGAGTGTGAGGCGGCTACTATTGCAAAGATTAACGGAGAATGGCAGCCGCCGTCTTCTGAGGCTCTTCTCTTCGGCCAATATGTTCATGCGTGGTTAGAAGGTGAAAAAGCATTCGATTCCTTCAAGATGAATACACCATCATTGTTCACTCAAAAGGGCCAGCTGTACAAGCAATATCAATTGGCTGATCTCATGATCGAATCAATTCAAAATGATGATCTGTGTATGTTTGTTCTTCAAGGAGATAAAGAAGTGATTATCACAGGTGAACTGTTCGGAGTGCCTTGGAAAGGAAAACTCGATGTGTACAATCCCGCAGGTGGACGTTTTGCTGATCTTAAAACAACACGTTCCCTTCGTGAAAAAGTTTGGGATCAAGAGCTAGGCTATTGTTCATTTGTTGAGGCTTACGGATATATAGGACAAATGGCAATTTATGCAGAGTTAGAAAGACAAATGGCTAAAAGGGATGAATGGCTTGAGCCTCTAATCGTTGCCATTTCAAAAGAAGATCCACCAGACAAAGCCGTTATCAACATAGACAATTCCAGAATGGAAGTCGAACTTGAAGATATTGAGAAGCATATGGAGCGAATCATTCAAGTGAAACATGGCGGTGAGCCGCCAAACCGGTGCGAAAAATGTAAGTATTGTCGTTCCACTAATCAACTAAACAGGATCATTCATTTTTCGGAGCTGATCGGGTAATGGAAAAGGATTTTTTGATAAAGGTCCCTATTCCTTATGTTTACTTGTCTTTATCAGAATCAAGCAAAGATCAAGCCAGTTTGTTTAGGTCATATGTAAAAGACTTCATTAAGAGAAACGAAACTGGGCTTACTTATATCAAAATTAGCGGTATGTATGCCCTATGTAAGTTGAAAGGGCGTGAATAGATGAACTACCTAAAAGAAATAAATGGCTTCATGCGGTGGCTTGAAACTTCACCATTGAAGCCAACTACACAAGCACTGTGGTTACAGCTCATGGACATTAACAACGGTTGCAGCTGGCGAGAGTGGTTTACGGTTAGTAATACAACTTTGGTGGCACGATTAAATGTCTCGGAGAAAACGGTTCTTGAGCATCGAAAGATCCTAGTCGAAGCAGGGAGAATCGAATACATCCCGCAAGGAAAGAAAGCCGGACGCTACCGCATAATCAGCCTTGAAAACGCCGCAAGCCCTGTACCTGAAAAGCCAAAAGAAGAAAAACCAACACGACTGGAGGATGAGCAACCTATGAACGCATTTGAATTTTATGAGAGCCATTTCGGCGGAACACTAAACAGCTTTGTTAGTCAACGAATTGGTGACCTGATAGACGATTTTGGAGAAGAAAACGTGATTAAAGCAATGGAGGTCTCTGTGAAAAACGGCGTTCAGAACATCAAATATGTTCAACGGGTCCTTTCAAATCAGCGGGCACAAGAAGGAGTGAAGAAAGATGCAGAGTATGGGCGATACCTTAAAGTCGTTGGAGAAAGCAAATCCAGCACTAGCGAAGAGACTGAGAGACTCCAAGAAATTGCAAGAAGAAAAGGTCTATCCGGTCAGGTACGAGACACTCACTGTGACTTCTGAAGAACATTGCATGTATGGGAAATGCGATGGGTCAGGGTTGATATGGATTATTGATCATGAGGAAAACAAAGAATTTATGAAAGAGTGTCCGTGCAAAGAAGTGAAAAAGCTCTCAAATAGGCTTATGAATGCAAGATTACCCGAAGAGTTCAAAGACGCTTCTCTAAACTCTTTTGATATCAATGTTTACGAAAAACCCGAATCCAAAGAGCGTGCTGCCAATGCGAAAAGGGTTGCAAAAAACTATGTTTTGAAATTTGAAAAGATGCGGGAACTCGGAAAAGGCTTGTATTTCTTTAGTGAAGAGAAAGGGAGCGGAAAAACAAGGCTTGCTGCTAGTATTCTTCACGCAATAACAAAGGTCTACGACAAAAAAGAAGAAAAGCCACTCAAAATCATCTATTCGTCTACAGCTGATCTGATCGGAGAAATAAAAAGCACGTTTGATAGTGAATCGAAGGTGAAGAGTACCGACATTATGGATGCCGTCAAGACAGCTGATCTTGTTGTCCTAGATGATATTGGAGTGGAAAATGTAACAAAATTTGTGGAAGAAACATTCACCCGTATTCTTGATTATCGACTTCAATACAAGAAGCCTACGATCATTACAAGTAATTTAAGTATAGATGATCTTGACACAATCTATAAAAGTGGTCGGATCAGTAGCAGGGTAGAAAAAATGGCTTTCCCTGTGATTATGCCAGATGAAAAGATTCGTAAAAAAAAGGCACAAGAAGAAAACGAGAAACTGCTTTTGGAACTATACGAGTAAAGGAGAATGTCAGATGTGCAACACATGCAATGGCGAGAGAGTTGTAATAAACGAAAATACCTTCATGGCGGGCTTCTTCCCTTGTCCTGAATGTAACCATACAGGACAAAAGCAAAGTCTAAAGCCAGTCATCGAAATGTTAGATCAAATGCTGGCTAAAGCGGAAGCACTAGAAGGAAAGACAGCATGAAGACGATGGCAGCACTAATCACTATCGCTTTCACTGCTAGATTCAGAGAAAGGAAGCTCCTGCAATGGCTGCGGGATGACGGGAGGTAACACAAAACAATAGCAATGAACCCTAGTATCACTGAACTACTGAAACGAACCAACCTAACTGAAACAGAAAAAGCAAAGCTCGTTGCCGAACTGAAAAAGCACTTCCAGCAACGGAAAGCGAGGATCAACAAAACATGTCCAATAAATACGGCGCACGTAAAACGGTAGTAGACGGCATCACCTTCGACAGCAAGGCAGAAGCCAAATACTATGAGCACCTTAAATGGCTCAAGCAAGCCAAGCAAATAAAAGATTTCTCATTGCAACCACGCTTTGTACTGCAAGAAGCATTCAAAAAGAACGACAAGACTTTTCGGAAGATTGAATATATTGCAGACTTTGAGATCACTAAACTCGATGGATCAAAAGAAATAATCGACATCAAAGGCATGGAAACAAAGGAATTTGCCATCAAACGAAAGCTGTACGAACACAAATTTGATACGCCGTTAAAAGTCATTGCTTTTGATCGGTCGCTAGGATTCATCGAGCTGGATAAACTCAAAAAGCTGAAAAGGAAGGCGGGGAAACCAACTGTTAAACGTGGTAATAGCAGACGATCGTCCGTTGTGGGTTCAAAAGGAAGATAAGCTTATGGCCTGTATGACACGTTGTTCGCAGTTCAAACATTGCTCAAGCCGCTTTGGATCAGATTGCAAACAAATGGGCGGCATTGAAATACCGAAGATTGGAGGGAGAAATCATGAGCGGAAAGTCTAACAATCCATATACAGCAGGACCGGTCATCGAGTGGAAGATGACTAAAGAAGAGCTTGAGGCATATCTAGCAAAACACCCGATTGTGTATAGAGAAGAACTAAAACCGTCACCATCATATCAAATGGATAAATGGGCATAAAAAAACACCGAAGCCGCTGCTCCAGTGCTAATTAAATCTCACACTTTAATTATAACACATGGGGGCATGAAGCGGATGAAACCAACTGAAATTAAAGACTTTGGAACAACGATTCAAAACGCAATAGAACCCGGTAAGGTCCGCATCATCGTGATTGACGGCAACGAAGGTACTGCCCACATCACAGACGCACCCGAACACGGTCACACAATCATTGAAACGATTAAAGGAAGTTTTGACCGAGTTAGATATGATTTCAGCCATAAAATCAAAAAATAGCAGGGGTTCATCCCCTGCGGGGGAGGAATCACGATGTTATCAGAAGATCAAGTAAACGTTGAGCACCTTTTGGGTGAAGTCGAACGTTTGAAAAGAGAAATAGAGAAAAAGAATCAGCAGATCGACGGATTCTCAAAGCTTTTCTTAAACGAACTGAATTGGGAGCAGCGTAATTACGAAGCATGTAAAGATGAATTCCACAGAGGTGGATTATCTGCCATGAGAAACATCGAGAAGAAATATGAATTTGCTTTTATGAAGGGATTGGACGGTGAAAAAGTAAACATATCGAGCTTTTACAGGCCGTCAGAGAAATGCGAATCGTGCGGGGAACGTGAATGTTTTTGTGATGATAAGGAGGATGAGAGATTATGAAGAACAAACTCAAAAAAGGCGACATGGTAGTCATGCATACATGCGTGGAAGCGAAATTGAACGAAGGCAGAGTGTGGAAATGTGCAGGTGATGAATTTAATCCAAGCGCACCTGCTGTTTTCCTAGAAGGTTTTTCAGGACACTTTGCTACTGAATTTCTTCAAAAAGTGGACGTACCTGTCATCGAATCGGAAATGGACCTATACAACGAGATTCAGCGCTTAAAGCAAGAATTGAGGTTATCAAACAAAAAGAATGAGCAGTATTTGAACGAGTGGAAAAAAGCCGAGACACAGGCAAACAGAGCTACCGAGCAACTAGCCGATGTCACCATTGAACTGAAAAACTTAAAGCGATCTTTGCTAATGGAGGCGGGGAAATGAGTCTACCAAAACACGTTGAACTTTCACAAGCCGTCAAAGCCTGCAAATATCAAGCGATGACGATTGATGATGCAGCTGCTCATCTTAAAGTGCCAGAAAACGTTGTACCAATGCTGGTACGTGAAAATGATGACCTTGTTATAGAGGGCAATGTCATCTTGGCAAAGCGTGAGTCAAACGGACCTGTCATTCTCACGGTGCTTGGTTTCATGGCGGTCATTGTTATTGCTGGGTTGATGCAATGATTCAACAACAATACGATGACGGCAAAAAACATATACACGTCTTATCATACGGCGGCGGCACTCAATCAACTGCATTACTCTTGATGGCTCTAAAGGGTGAGATTAATGGAGTAATACCGGACTACATCATCTTTTCTGATACAGGATGGGAGCCGAAGCACGTTTACAACTGGATCGAGAAAATAAACAAGCATATCAAGGCTACTTACGGCAGGGAAATCATCTTCTGTGATAACGGAAATCTTCGGGATGACATTGTAGAAGGATCTGAGACAGGAAATAGATTCGCAAGCATTCCCTTCTTCACAAAAGATAAGAATGGAGAAATCGGCATCGCCCGCCGCCAGTGTACAAACGAATACAAGATATTACCTGTTAATCGTAAGATCCGTTCTTTGCTTGGGTATAAGCCGAGACAAAGGATTAAAGAAGTTGTCCACCTATGGAAAGGCATAAGCACCGATGAAATACAAAGGGTTAAGCCAAGTCGGGAAAGCTGGCAAGTGGCAGAGCACCCTTTGGTTGATGTGGCTTTTATCGATCGGTCACGCTGCATAACTTACGTTGAGCGAGAAGGACTTGGTACACCTGCGAAATCTAGCTGTATCGGCTGCCCTTTCCATGACTTTAATGCGTGGCGTGATATGAAAATGAAAGATCAAGAGTCATGGCAAGATGCGGTGGAAATTGACCGCCTTATAAGGAAACTACCACGATTTAAAAATAATGCTTTCCTGCATAAGTCAGGTAAACCTTTGGAAGAAGTTGATTTCAATGAGGATCAGCTTGATATAGACCACTTTTTGAACGAATGCGAAGGAATGTGCGGAGTATAAAACAGCCTAGCGGCTTAGGAGGAAAAAATAATGAACCTTGAAAAAAATATTAAAGATGTTATTGCACAACAATTAGAAAACGGAATCGTTGAAAATCTGATCGCAGAGCAATTGAAACAAGGCGTTTCAAAAGCGCTTGAAGACCTGTTTGCTTCATATGGTGGAGAAGCAAGAAAAGTCATTGAAAACAAGTTGAAAAGCGTCATTGTACCGTACCTTGAAACTTACGATTACTCAGAATACATTACCAAGCTGGATCATGTGCTAGTAGAAACGATAAAAGAAGCGTCATTTGATAACAGAACACTGCTTGAGAACTTCAAGAATTTAATGATTGAAGAAAAAGAAAAGACTATCAAACTGTCTGACCTCTTTAATGAATGGAAGAAGTATGTGGCAAAGGAAGTAGAAACTGACGGCCTTGAAGTTGAATTTGAAGCTGGTCCAGAGTATGAAGCGGTTGAGGTTAGTGTTCAAGTTGAGCGTAATGAGGACAGATCATGGAGTAGTTTTGAATACGCCACAATATTTTTTGAATGTGAGCATGACGAAGATTTGAATTTTGAGATACCAATTTCTATCTATAAAAAAAGAGAAAAGGAATGGGATATCGACTATAGAACGAGCAACGAATTGAAGTCGCTGAGACATCTAAATGACTTTGAAATCTTGCTAATGAGATTAAGTCAAAACAACGTGAAACTCGATCTTGATATTGAGTGGGAAGAGGATGAAGTGACACCAGATGAAGAGCCGGAAGCGACTTTCGGATAAGGGGGGACTTACGATGAACTACTCACTATATTTGATTGACGACAGACTCGTTATTGATCTTGGAGCGGGCGAAAAGAGTCAGCATAAAGCGTTTAGCGGGGTTCCTGAATTAGTAGAAACGCATATCTTTTGTCAGGAACCAATAGGACAAGTTGAAATAACGGATGATCAGCTAAAAAAGATTAAAGTTTCTTTTCATAATGGCGGCTTGTGTGATTACTGCGATGAACTATCAAACAAAGTACGGCCTTCACCTTTCATGGGTGACACAGGAAGCATGTGTAAAGACTGCTGGGATATGACAAAACGGGAGTATGCAGCATCACATGATGAGCATATTCCTCAGTTTGAAGATTACCCTCACTGGAAGGGGAACACCGATGAAGCTCAATAAAAAGCAACAGCGGCAAATAATTGAGCGAATGAACGACTTTGGAGAAAGAGGAGTTCGTTCGAATGGAGCGGATAAAGAAGCTGTTGCCGGAATGGCTACTCTTATTTGGATGCTGCAGGTCTTAAACGTTGATATGGAATCATTAAAGGAGGAAGCCTAATGGCCAAAACCGATCTGACATTAGAACTTGAAGATCAAATCCACTTGAAAACATATAAAAACGGCGGCATGAAAAGCGAGTTCGGTTTGTTCGAGGTGACTATTGGCTTTAATGATGGCAGACCAGGTTATGAGCGAATTGATTATCTTACCTACGATACAAAAGGTGTTTGGCGGTGTTACGAAATCAAGGTATCTCTTTCGGATTTTAGGTCCAGTGCGAAAAAGAGCTTTGTTGGTCATTACAACTATTATGTGCTCACAAAGGAGCTTTACGAAAAGGTAAAAGATGAAATCCCTAGTCACATTGGCGTTTACATCGGTTCCAATTGCGTGAAAAGAGCGAAACGCCAAGAGCTTACAGTAGATGAGAACGTTCTAAAAGAGGCGTTCATGCGAGCAGGTGCTAGGGATGCTGACAAGTTGTATAGAGGTAATAGTCCTATGTAGCTTATGGAGGCTGAACGAAAAATGAAAAATATCAAAAGACAAAAGGATATAACCTATCAAGAATTGAGAGCGTTAGAGGACAAGCTCCGCAAGCGTTTCGGGGTTAAATGGGAAGACGAGTTAGATAAGGAGGTTTCAGTATGAAAAAACTACTAATCACACTAATTATTATTATTGCGGCGGTGCTTTATGCGCCGTCTGCTCAAGCGGTATGGTCAAACTGGCAAACCGAGGGATATGGCCATCAAGCGAGAGTTTTCACCGATGATACCAATTACTATGCAGGCGCATCTACCGTTGATTGGAGAGCGGAAAAGAAAGGGTCGAGCACACTTTACTACACTGCTGGCGTTTATAAAAAGAGATCCAATGGTGGGTTAACTGATACTAACCTAGTGCAAAGGGGCAGCTTCAAAGCGTCCACGCCTCTAAAGTCGTTTAGCGTTAGTGAAATCCGCAAGCGTACCGGCAAAGGAACATACGTGATCCAACTGGACTGCTACACCGATTCCAAGAAACGAAACTATATCGGTACCTTCGAGTCCGTTAAATTCAATATTCGATAGGAGGTAGCGGAATGAATCAATATAGAGTGTATGACAAAAGAACAGATGAAACATTGTTTGAGTCTAAAGATAAAACAGCTTGTTATCTTTTCATACAAAGCAACTATGACGAGAGTGACGATGATTGGGAACATATTTTCATAGATACAATTAAATAAGTCCAAGACGGAGAGCCTGCGGACACTGATCAACACCTTTTTAGGGTGCTGGTTGGTGTCCGTTTTCTTTTTGTCAGAAAGGAGCGGCCATGAAGAAGGATAAGCCGAAGAAACGACCGCAGGAGCTTACAGAAAGAGAGATAAAAGAACTCATGGGGCAAAACATGCAGAGACTGAGAAGAGCCAAAGGCGGAGCGTATAAACGCAAATAGGAGGAAACGATGAACGAATTGATTCTTGAGTATAAACGAGCGTTGAAAGATACAAAAAGAAGTTATGAGCAGCTTGACGAAACAGATCCAAGCCGCAAGATTTTCAGTGCAATAATAAATGATCTCGAGTATGTGGTGAAATGGTTGTCCACTGGTAGGCAGCCGGAAGCAAAACGAGCGGCTGACCGAAGATCCGTTTATCAACGTACTGTGTTTGCTTCACCAGAAGTGCTTGAGGCTTTAGCAAATCAACACAACTTCCCGAAAGAGTCACCCCGTACAGTGAGTGAAGAAGATAAAAGACTGATCGAGTACGCCTTATCTACTCTTACACAAAAGCAAAAAGAATTGTATCTCTCACATGTTGCTGACGGCAATTCACTAGATAAGATCGCAAGTCTCATGGGAGTTAGCAAAGGAACGGTTCAAAAAACTGTAGATAGAGCAAAGAAAAAGATTGCTATTCAACTAGATTTAATACGATCGAAGGGAGCATGAACCATGAACAAAAAAGAGATTGAAGGACTCATTCGCAATTATCCGTGGATGGCAAAAGAGGTTCAACGGCTCCAGCGTGTTATATATGGTACTGACATCCCTATGCGAAGTTGGGGTGTGGCGCAATACGGTATCGAGGCAACTCTTCCAAAGGGTAGCAAAGGAAAGAGCCAAGCTGAATTGCGTGACATGGATTTACGAGAAGAAAGGCTTTATAAGCGGCTATGTAAGTTTGAAGAGCGGGTGTATGCAATAGAAACAGCAGCAAGCAAGATAGAAGGAGAGAAAAACAGAGTGGTCTATGACTGCATGATGGAGGGTATGAGTTATCGAGCCATCGGTCTTCACTTGGGCCTGTCTCGTGAAAAGGTCCGTCAAATGAAAGATAATATCATCGACCAATTATGCCAATATTGCCACTTTGTGCACTTGTTGAATGAAGAAAAATCCGTAGTGTAAAATTGAAGGCAGGACGGGGAGGCATAATTTCCCGTGTCTCCACAAATTAATATATTTTCACTTGCTCTTGCGAGCTTGGGAATCGTTCGACAAATTTTGCGAATAGTTCCATATGCTCACTTTCTGCCGATATATAAAGGTGGGAGGGGATAAAATGTGGAACAAAAACCATTTGAGTAATCACAATAAAGCAGAAAAACCTTTTTTTACAATATTACAGGATAATGGGAATGTCGATATTCTTAATAAACAAGGTGACGAAAAAAGAATTGGTATAAACACTGAGGGCATGTATATTTTAATGCGAGCATGGCTTCAAACTAACCATATGCTCGACAGAGAAAAACGAGATAAATTAATAGAACTATTGAAATAGCATCCTGCGGGGTGCTTTTTTTGTTCCCTGTAAACTGCTTCCGATAATTCTTTACACCAAGCATCGGCTTAAAGGTAGAGTGCGGCGGCAGTTTAGAGCGAATAAAAATTACAAAACAACACAAAGAAAGGAGTGGCGGTGATGTGACATGGCAAGGGCTAGAAATCCGAATCGAGACAAAGCATTTCAGTTGTGGAAGGAAAGTGACGGAAGCCGCTTATTAAAAGACATTGCGGAAGAATTAGGTGTCACTGCAAACACAATTAGAAAGTGGAAAGCGAACGACAAATGGGATGAAGAATTTAAAGGGAGCGCTCCGATTGAGAAAGGGAGCGCTCCTATTCGTGGTGCTCCGAAAGGGAACAAAAACGCTGTAGGGAATAGCGGTGGTGCTCCTGCAAGAAACCAAAACGCAAAGACGCACGGCTTTTATTCAAAGCACATGCCAGCAGAAGCGTTTGAGATCATGCAGGACATTCAGGAGTTTTCCCCTGTTGATTTACTTTGGGAACAAATACAAATTCAGTTCACAGCAATTGTAAGAGCGCAGAAGATCATGTTTGTCGAGAATAAGGATGAAATGATCAAAGAGCTGAAAAAGAAAAAATCAGTTGTTTCAGATTCAGCTGACATCGAAGAAGAGGAATACGAGTTTCAATTCGCTTGGGATCGTCATGCTACATTCCTAAACGCTCAATCTAGGGCAATGTCTGAGCTTAGGGGCTTAATAAAGCAGTTTGACAACATTGCCCATGAGACAGACGAAAGACGGCTTAAACTGGAGCAGATGCGCTTAAACATCGAGAAGACTAAGAAGGCCATTGATGGCGGTAGTGAAGGCAGTGGAGAAAACAAAATTGCTTCAATGCTTCAAAAGATGGTGAATGAACATGGAATTGAATAAAAAGCAAAAAGAGGTATGGGACAGCTTCGTAAAAGAGCGTCCTAAAATCCTTTTGTGTAGCGGAGCAAAGAGAGCAGGGAAAACATTCGTGCTCCTTTTAGCGTTCCTTGCTCACATTAGCAAATATCAAAACAAGGGTCTTTCATTTATCATCGGTGGTGCTACTCAAGCAGCCATCAAGCGTAACGTATTGAATGACCTTGAATTGATATTAGAGAAAGAGCTTAAACTAGACAAAGCAAATGCCGTTGAGATATTCGGCAACCGGGTCTACTGTTTCGATGGTGCCAATGTGGATGCTTGGAAAAAAGCGAGGGGTTTTACATCAGCTGGCGCATTTTTAAACGAAGCAACCGCTCTACATGATTCATTCGTGAAGGAAGTTATATCCCGTTGTTCTTACAAAGGCGCAATGGTCTTGATGGATACAAACCCTGAAAACCCAATGCACACCGTAAAAAAGGACTACATCGACAAAGACGGGCAAAGACTAAAAAGCGGCCGCCTAAACATCAGGGCTTTTCACTTTTCGTTGTTTGATAATAACTTTCTTGATCCTGAATATGTTGAAAGTATAGTGGCATCGACACCGAGCGGCATGTTTACGGATAGGGATATTCAAGGGTATTGGGTTGCGCCAGAAGGCGTGATATACAAAGATTTCAACAAAGATGTACATTACATCAAGTCAGATCAATTAGAGAACGTCAACTTTGTAAAATACTTCGCTGGCGTTGACTGGGGGTATGAGCATTTTGGTTCCATCGTCGTTATTGGAGAGGATGATAAACAAAATTATTATCTCTTGGAAGAGCATGCAGCGCAGCATGAAGAAATAGATTATTGGGTCAAAGTGGCGAAAGATATAAAAAAGCGTTACGGGAGCATGAATTTTTATTGCGATACCGCTCGGCCAGAACATGTTGTTAGATTCAGGCGTGAGAGGTTAAGAGCCTTGAATGCTGATAAGGCTGTAGTGTCTGGTATAGAAGAGGTGGCAGGCTTGTTCAAGAAGAACAGGCTTTTTGTTGTTGAAGACAAAGTTGACCGGTTTAAAAAAGAAATCTTTATGTACGTCTGGAATAAAAAGACGGGTGATCCAGTTAAAGAATGGGACGATGTGCTTGATTCAGTGCGTTATGCCCTTTATACACATAATAAACCGATGAGGCGTAAAGGAGCGAGGTGAGCAAATGAATGAATTTGTACAGTATTTAAGAGAAAACGATATTAACAGCAAAGTTATTGATGCGATTATAAATTCTCATAAAACACAGCGAGATAAAATGATCAATCAGTATGAGAGATACAAAGCGTCCATTGAGGGCGTGCCAATTCTCCAAAGGGATGCTTTTACACTGGAGCATCAAGAGGACTTTGAAACAGGAGCGATCCTCAGAATAGATGATCGAGTGAACAATCGCTTAAACAACGGTTTTGATAGTGAGATTGTTGATACCAAAGTGGGTTATATGTTTGGTCATCCAATCACTTATGAGGTAGATAAAAACCAAGTAAGTGAGTCAGGGGCTTTAGTCGAAGCGATCAATAGATTCAATTTGCTAAATACTATCGAGGATGCTGACAGTGAACTGGGTAAGAAAGCGGCTATCTGTGGGTATGCTGCTCGCTTGGCCTATGTCGACAAAGCAGGAGAAGTTAGGACCGTGAATATTGATCCGTGGGAAGCGGTCATTATTGGTAGCGGCAATGACATAACTGAACCTGAATTTGCTCTTCGATATTATGAGGTGACAACCTGGGTAGATGGAAAGCAGATCAAACGTGAAAAGGCGGAGTTTTATGACTCTTCTCACGTTTACTATTTTGAGAAGGGTGAGAATGGATGGACAGAAATTAAAGTTAATGAACATCTATTCGACCACTGCCCTTTATTCGGTTTGCCAAACAATGATGAGTTTATGGGCGATGCTGAAAAGGTCCTGTCTCTAATTGATGCTTATGATCGAACGCTGTCAGACGCCTCAAACGAAATTGAACAGCTGCGGCTTGCTTACATGATTTTTAAAGGCGCCGGAGCGGACGAAGAAACTCTTGAAAAACTCAAGAAACATGGGGTCTTTGAACTGTTTGGTGATAATGATGACGTGAAGTTCCTGACAAAAGATATAAACGACACAATGATTGAAAATCACTTGAATCGTTTAGAAGAAAACATTATGCGTTTCTCTAAGTCGGTTAACTTCTCAGATGAAGCTTTTGGCGGCAATCTAACAGGTGTTGCTATGCGGTACAAGCTTATGGCTCTTGAGAATAAATGTATCACTATGGAGCGGAAAATGACTGCTGCTTTGAGATACCAATACAAGTTGCTGTGTTCAGCATGGGCAAGGAAAAACGCATCTATCACCAATGACGATTATCTCAAAGTTTGGTTCACTTTTACACGTAACCTTCCTGCGAATATCGTCGAAGAAGCTGAGACCACAGCAAAACTAAAAGGTTTAGTAAGCGAAGAAACAAGGCTGTCACTTCTTACGTTTGTTGATGATGTGCAATATGAACTGGAAAGAATGATTGAAGCGAAATTAGATTCAATATACAGCTTTGACGAAGATGAAGAGCTAGACAAACGACCTGCCGGAAGTCGTAAAAAGACGGAAAACTTAGACGTGTAGGCTCGTACTACATGGCTTGGAGGATGAAAAAATGAACATTGAAGAAATTAAGCAGTTTCTTGAACAAAATAAAGAGAATGAAGAAGTAAAAGCGTTTGTAGGGGAACTATCAGCCGTGTCAGCAGACAAGGTGAAAGGATTCCTAGAAACAGAAGAAGGAAAGAAGCTCTTGCAGCCACGCTTGGACCAACACTTCACCAAAGGCCTTGAGACTTGGAAAGATAACAACCTTGAAAAAATCGTTGAGGAAGAGGTTTCAAAAAGGAACCCGTCTAAAACACCAGAGCAAATTGAAGTTGAGAAACTTAGAAAAGAAATTGAAGCAGAAAGAGCGGCACGAAATAGAGAAACTTTAGTCAATAAAGCCCTTAAAGCAGCTGATGAAAAGAAGTTGCCAAAGGACATTATTGACTTTTTTATTGGAGAAAACGAAGATTCTACGCTTGAAAATCTAAGCAAGCTTGAAGATTCATTCAATGCTGCCGTGCAAACTGCTGTAGATGGGAAATTTAAAGAATCAGGCCGTGAAATTGAACGAGGTAATGGTGCAAGCCATTCAAGCGGTGTAGACATCGCAAAACTAGCTTCACAATCAAGCATTAGAAAATAAGGAGGGCTATCATGCCAACATTTGATCCAAAAACAGTATTGTTACAAGACGCAGTAAACGGAAAAATTCCAACGGAGCATTCAGAAATTGTTATGAAAGAGTTCATGCAAACATCTGCAATCTCACAACTGGCAAAATATGAACCAATGACAAAACCTGAAAAGACTTTTACTTACTTAGCAGAAGGACCAGGAGCCTACTGGGTAGGAGAGGGCGAACGTATTGAAACAAGCACTGCTAAATGGCTCACCGCAAAGATGACAACCAAAAAGCTAGGGGTAATCATTCCTGTTTCTAAAGAGTTTTTACGATACACTGTTTCAGACTTCTTTACTCAAATGCAAGATCCTATTAAAGCAGCATTTGCAATTAAATTTGATCAAGCCGCTTTATTTGGTAAGAATTCACCTTTTGAAACAGGTGTTTCTATCATGGAGAGAATCAATAAATCAGGACAAAAAATCGAGTTGGGTTCTGGAGCAGGCAATGGGTCATCAATTTATGACGACTTGGCGGCTGTTATGGCTTTAATTGAAGATGCAGACAAAGACGCTGATGCATTCACAACGATTCGGACATTCCGTCAAAAGCTAAGATCCGCAAAAGATAACAATGGATTGCCATTATTTAATCAAGTGACAGCCGATGCGGTTCCTCAAGCATTAGGGTTACCAATTGGTTTTGTTAACAGCGAATCTTGGGATAAATCAAAGGCTGAATTAATCGCAGGAGCTTGGGATTATGCTCGTTACGGAATTTTACAAGATATTGAGTATACGATTTCAACTGATGCCACGCTTACTACAGCAGTAGATGAAAATAATGTACCTATCAATCTATTTGAAAGAGACATGTTTGCGCTTCGTGCGACTATGCAAGTCGGTTTCACCACTTTGGCTGATGATGCATTTGCCGCTATCACACCAAAAGGAGCTGCTGGTGAGTGATGAAAATTAAAAAAGGTAAGCACTCACTTGATGTCACTGAAAGAGCCTTTGAAATCATCTACAAAGACTTAGGCTATAAGCTCGACAAAAAGGGCGAGAAGCAGGAACAAGATGAAGTTGAAGAAGTTCCTGAAGAACTAGTAGAAGAATAAGGGGGATGACGGTGGATAAAGGGAAATTTTTAAACGAGCTTTTGAAGCCGTTGGACCTTAAAGAGCGAGGGGCCATGAGAAGGTTAAAAAAGCTGTATCGTGAAGCCTCAAAGGAATTTATGAGTTCTCTTACGGATCTGTACGAGAAATTAGATCAAGGTGAAGACCTTTCATATGCTGACATTAATCAGTTTGACGATATTGAAACCTTGAAGTCTCAAATTATTGCTTTGGCGTCCAAGTTGGATGTCCGTTCTCAAAAGGAAATCATACGGCTCTTAGAAGACACTTATGATTTCTCTTATGACTGGATGGCATCAGTTGTCGAAGCAATGATTGATCAAAAGCTGAAAAACGCCACACCATCTTTGCCTAGAATGGTAGAAGAAGCTCGTAAGAACGCTGTGTATGGACTCAAGCTAACGCAAGCATTGGAAAAGCATCGTGCAATGATTGTAAAAGACATAAACGAAGCAATAGAAAGAGGGTTTATTGAGCGTGAGCGCTTTTCAGACATTGCTAGACGTGTTAAAAGTGCTTTTGATACCTCTTACTATAGAGCGACTGTCATAACCCGTACAGAAGCTCACAGAGTGCGTGAAAAGGCTACTCACAATAAAGCTGAAGAGTTTGATCAACAAGGCATAGTTATGGAGAAGGTATGGAACAACGTTGATGATGAGCGGGTCCGACAAACTCGGAAGGCGAATCATAAGGCGTTGCAAGGTCAGCGATGCAAGGTCAATGAACAATTTGATCTAGGAAATGGTGTCACAGCAGTTGCGCCCGGACAATCAGGCAGCGCAGCCAATGACATACATTGCCGCTGCTTTCTAACATATGAAGTAGTGGGATTGAGGGGTGAATAATGGAGTTAATTGAATTAAAAACCCGTTTAGAGATCCCTTTAGATGATGAGTCACAGGATGAAAAGCTGAAACTGGAATTGCAAGACGGCATTGAATACGCACAAGAATATTGTAACAACCCCTTTTTGAACAAAGAGGGGTTACTTGAATTGCCGTCACCAGTCAAAAAAGGAATTGCAATGATGATTAAGATTGACCGCTCGAATGAGGTCGGTGTTTCCTCCGAATCTATCGGCGGCATGAGCAAAACATACACCAGTGATTATACACGTTACGAGGCTGTGTATAAGCTGTGGAGAAAATACAGAAAAGTTAAGTTCCGAGCGTTGAGGTGATTAAATGGGGCGTATAAAGATCAAAGACAAAAACCGTATTCCAAAAGTCGTCAACGCACTTGGAAATGGCGAGAGAAAAGCAAGAGTGGGCGTTCTTGGAACAGGAAAAGAAGCCATGATTGCAGCTGTGCATGAATTTGGTACACGTATCACAGTGACACCAAAGATGCGTGCATATCTTCATTCTCAAGGCCTGCATTTGCGAAAGGACACCACTCACGTTGTAATCCCCGAACGATCTTTTATTAGATCGGGCTGGGATGAAAACGAGCGTGAAATTCTACGGAAGCTGGACAGATTTTTGCTTGAAGCTGTCCAAAAAGGAATCAGCACTCGAAACGTCATGAACTCTATCGGTCTTGAGACAAAGGGGAAAATACAAAAATATGCCCGTGATCTGAAGTCACCAGCAAACCAGCCATTTACCACTCAACAAAAAGGGTCATCAAACCCACTTGTTGATACAGGCGAGCTGATTGGTTCCATTGATTATGAGGTGCAGTGATGAGCCGATTCAATTTCATGAAACTCATAGAGAAATATAGCGTGACTTTTGATCTTATTGTGCAGAGTACTGGAGATTATGACGATCTCGGACGATGGCAAGATGGTGAAGCTATAACCACAACGCAAAAAGGGGCGCTTGTTGTTTTACCTAGTCAATTAATCTATCAATCAGGCGGCCGTTTAACGACACTTGACCGCCAACTTTATATCAGCAAATCTGTGGAGATTCCCTTGAAATCTAAAGTGATTTATAAGGGAGCCACATACCACGTTGAATCTATGAACCCTTTCGAGGATTACGCAGACTTCAATAGTTACATCTTAAAGGCGGTGAGCAGCTTTGATTGATTACGAATCCATTATAAGCACGGTGATTGGTGTCATTAGAGATAGTACCGGTCACAAAGTGATTATGGAAAACGGAACAGGAAAGCAGCCTGCTTATCCTTTTTGCACATATACCGTTACTTCCCCGTATATTCCCCAACATCGGGGAATTATCGAAGGCGATACGATCACTGAAGATGTAGATATTTTCTTTTCGTTCACGTGGATTTCCGATGATGCTATTGAAGTGATTTCTTTAACACAACAGACTGCTACAATTTTTAGAACAATGAAGGCGAAGCAGGTTCTTTATGATAAGGGAATCGCGTTTATTAAAGCGGAGGGGACAGGTAACAGAGATACTTTTCTATCTATTGAAAATGAGCGTCGTCATGGATTTGATGCACGGTTCAGAATACGAGTAACACATAACGGGGCAGAGTCAGAGTATTTTGATTCCGTCACCATAAATAATGAGAATATAGGAGGGTAATTACATGCCTTTATCAGACGTAAAAGTCAAAATTGATATTTTAAAGCCCACAACGCTTGTAGGTCTTGGCATTCCGCTTATCTTGGTTAAAAACACTAGCGCAACTGAAAGTGTTTATCGAGAATACGGATCGCTAGAATCGTTAAAGCAGAACTACGGTGAAAGCACAGCTACTTACAAGAAGGCGGCGGCTATCTTTGCGCAAGGTGACAACGCACCAAATAAGGTTGCTGTGGCTTCATTTGGGCACGAATTTGAGACAGGAGATACAGAGAACCCTAAACAGGTTTTCAGCGTTAGAAACGCACTAGAAGAGTATTTTGACAAAGACTTTCATTTTGTATTGCTTGCTGCTGTCAATGCGGAGGATCGTCTTGAAGCTTCAAAATTCTTTGAGGAGAAGTCATATAAATTTGTTGTCTTGAAAGTGGCGTCATTTGACGAGCTTGAGCAATATACAGGAAAAGATCGGACCATCGTATTCCATCATCCGCTTGTTGATGAGGAACCAGATGCCGCACTTATCGGAGCAATTGCAAACAAGCCTGTCGGTTCTGTTACATGGAAATTTAAAAATCTTATTGGTGTTACACCACAAGATTTCAAAGTTGATACTTTGGAAAACATCCACAAGGTGGGTGCCATTGCATTTGTGACTAAAGCCGGCCGCAATCAAACAAGCGAGGGTATTACTGCTTCAGGTGAATTTATTGACGTGTTACACGGCAAAGATTGGGTCAAGCTCAACATCGAAACGTCAATTCAAACCGCTCTAAGCACTACTGACAAAATCCCTTATACAAATGAAGGCTTTGCTTTGCTAGAATCGCAAATTGTCACGGTGCTTGAAACTGCATTTACAAATGGCATTATTGCACCTGACGAGGACGGACAGCCTGTCTATTCTGTTCAATCGAAAGGTCGAAGCGAAATGACAGACGAAAACCGAAAAAATCGTGTGTATGACGGATTGTCGTTTACATTTGAACTTGCCGGAGCGGTTCACACAGCAGAAATTACAGGGGAAATTATTATTTAAAGGGGGCTTAATTAATGGCTGGAACTTACACTTATAATCCAATGGATGTCACAACCACAATTGCAGGTAAGATAGTGACGGGGTTTTCAGAAGGAACAATGGTGTCAGCATCAAAAGATGAAGACAACTTTCAGGTGAAGATGAGTGCAAAAGGCGAAGCAAGCGTTGCAGTTACAAACAATATGTTGGGTACAGTTACGCTAACGTTGTCACAGGGATCACCATTTGTTGCTTTGTTAAATCAATACGCAAACACATCTAAACAATTCCCTATTTGGATTAAAAATAATGGAATGGTAAAAGAAACGATTGGTGGAACATCAGCAATGGTAAAGAAAAATGCTGATGCTGAGTACGGGGACGAAGTCGGAGATAGAGAGTTTGAAATTCAAGTCTTTGACTACACAGTGAAATAAGATGGCTCAAAAAAAGAAAACGAACACACGAAAGCAGTCTGAAAAGGCTGCTTTTATTCATATGAACAAACCACTAAAGGAGAGAAAACCAATGGCTAAATTTGGAGAAAAGAAAGAAGTAACAGTAAAAGGAGTCACATATACACTTGTTCATCCGGGAGTAAGAAAGATAGTTCAAATGCAATCATCTGTAGCTACTAGGGACGGTTCTGTTAATTTGGATGCTCTGTATGACCTTTATATGAAAGATGTAATCCATTCTCCTAAGGTAGATTGGTCCCATTGGGAAGAGCAAGGGTTAAAGGCCTTGCAGGAGGTAATGAACCAATGTGATACCTTTCTTGCAGAGGAAGACGAAGGACAAGAACCACTACAAGAACAAAGCAAGGAATGAGTGGGACATGTGGCGGCTAGTGATGGAGCGAGTGATCAGTTTTGATGTGGCTAGATATATGACGCCTGACGAGATTGCCGAAGCTAATGCCGCCCTTGATCTCTATATTGATGCGAAGAACAAAGCAAATCAGAAAGGAGGTAAATAAATGTCTCAACCTTTGCGGACCACTGCCATAGAATTAAAACTTATTGCTAACTCGAAACCATTGCAACAAATGAATACTCAAGTAAATAGTATGCTTAGTAGTATTCAGGGAGCAGATCGACCAATACAAGCAATGAGTAGTGGTCTCAACAACACTAGTCAGATTGCAGCTGGAGCAACCAGACAACTTAGGCTGGCAAATGGACAGGTTGTAAACCTTTCCCGTGGAATGAGAACAGCGAGTCAAAGTGTCAGCACAACAAACACCAATATCAACACAGCAAGCCGTAGTATAATGCGTTTCACAAGATCCACTGACACAAGCGCTAGAACAATCCGAGTGGCGAATAGTCAGCTATCTGCAATGCGTACTAGATTAGAAGACAGTACAAGCAATGCAGGAGCACTAACTCAGCAAGTGAACCGTATGGGCGGCCAAGTGGGTGGACAGTTTCAACAGATGACACAAAGCGCATCAAGGTTAGGTGGAGTTTTTGGCAGAATCCCATCATCGGTTAGTTCAATGTCTCGAAGTGTTGCCAATAGTGTTAAATCAGGTATCACAGCACCATTCAGAGAAGCAAAAACAGCTGTACAAGGCTATGCAGGAGCATTAGGGTTGTTATCGGGTGGAGCTTTAGCCGCAACAGGGATGGGGCGTTTATCTGCTATTGAGCAGGCTAAAACCTCTTTATCTGTTTTGATGGGCGATGCGAAGAAGGCACAAAGTTTCTTGGATGACATGCTAACCTTTGCTAAAACAACGCCTTATGCATTTACTGACATTGCCAATAGCGGTAGGAATCTTATTGCTTTTGGTATGGATGTTAAGAATGTAATACCAACAATGCAAGCTGTTGGTGATGCCGCTGCCGCTAGTGGGAAAGGGGCTGAAGGATTTAGACAAATCAGTGACGCCTTTGGAGCCATGCAGGTATCAGGTACTTTGTCTATGGAAGAGATGAACAGGCTCATGGATGCTGGTATTCCTGCGCTTAAGATACTGGCAAATGAAACAGGTCAAGATGTTATGGACCTGAAAAAAGTCATTTCTAAAGGTGCTTTTGAAAGTGAGGAAGCAATTGCCGCCCTTGTAAAAGGAATGCAGAAAGGAACCAAAGGGGCAGCTGGCGAAACAGCAGCGATGGCCGGTATCATGAAAGATTCAAAAGATACGTGGGTCGGGTCTGTTGATAGCATGAAATCGTCTATTAGTTCGACAATGGCAAAGATCATGGAGCCTGCAAAGCCTCATATTCAAGCTGCAATGGGATGGTTTTCTACTCAATTTAGTAAATTGCCTGATGTAATTTTTGGTCTTGGTAAAGTAATGCAGCCTGCTTTCAATACGATTGGCTCTATATTTAAAAATATTTCAGGTCCAGCCCAAACTGCTAAACAAGCGATTATGGGCGTATTTGGCGTTATGCAAGGTAAAGGTACAGGAGATCGTTTAGAAGGTTACGGCATATTGTCACAGCTTTTCCCTCCAAGTACGGTAGATATGATTGTGGGAGTAACAGATAAAGTGAAATCGGTTTTTGATACAGTTAAAGCCTCCATTGCTGGTGTATCACCGTATGTACAAGCTTTCATATTGAGTTTTATTTCAACTATGAAAAGTATGGCACCGGTGTTTAGTACGATTTTCAACGGATTATTGTCTGCCGTCCAATTTATTGCGCCATACATAGGCCAAGCATTGGGGGGAGTGTTTAGCTTTTTGGCTTCCATTGGAAATCAAGTGTCAGCATTTTGGAAAGAAAATGGCACACAAATAGTCCAAGCACTTCAGAATGTCTTTAGTGTCTTACAAAAGGTGTTTGTGTTCTTGATGCCGATAATACTTACAATTGTTCAATCTGTATGGGGAAATATTAAAGGTGTTATCACAGGAGCTTTGAACATCATTATGGGAATAGTGAAGATATTTACAGGGCTATTTACAGGTGATTTCGGAAAGATGTGGGAAGGTGTAAAACAATTATTCTTCGGAGCAGTATCTTTTATTTGGAACGGATTACAACTTCTATTTATAGGCCGCATCGTAAAAGGAATCATGGGGCTTGCAAAGAGTGTCGGTGGTCTAGTAGCTGGTATGTGGAATGGTGTAAAAAGTTTCTTTGTTAACGGTGCGACAAATGCTTCAAACCTAGTTGTAAATATGGGGAGAATGATTGTTAAGGGCTGGAGTTTTGTAAAAAACAACGTCGGTAGATTAGCCGGCGCTCTATGGGACCTAGTTAAGAAAAAATTTGGCGATATGGTTGAAGGTGCAAAAGCGTTGCCCGGTAAGATTGGCAAGGGTATTAAATCAATGGCATCTAAAGCAGTTAGTGGCGTCAAAAGTCTTGGTAATATGCTAGCTGGAGCACTGGCAACCGCTGTGAACGGAGTAACGGGCGGGATTAACTGGGTACTAGAAAAAATCGGTTTAAAAGATGTGAAAATCCCAAAATGGACACCGCCTAAATATGCGAATGGTACAAATGGTCATCCGGGAGGCCCCGCTATATTAGGTGATGGTGGCGGTCCCGAACTATATAAAACACCGTCCGGTCATGTTGGATTATCGCCAGGAACCGACACACTGATGAATCTACCAAAAGGAACACAAGTTTTATCACATAAACAAACGCTTGAAACTCTCGGAAATGTCCCTATGTATGGTGATGGAACTAAAGGGAATAAAAAAGGGTCAGGATGGCTTGGTAAAGCTGTTGAGGGAGCAAAAAACGTTGTTGGTAAAGTCAAAAACGCTGCTTTTGATGTATGGGATTACATTTCTAATCCTACAAAGCTCATGAATAAAGCCTTTGAGATGTTTGGTGCAAAAGCACCTTTATTATCTGGAGGTTTTGGTGATATAGCAAAAGGGCTATTCACTAAGGTTAAAGACAGCGTCATGAGCTGGGGAAAGAAAAAGATTGAGAGCTTTGGCGGTATGTTTGGCGGCGGTGGATCTGCTGCCGTTAAAAAGTGGGTTGCTCAAGCTATTTCAATTAAAGGAATCAGTCCTAGTTACGCTGGAGCCTTACAGACCATTGCCATGAAAGAATCAGGCGGAAATCCTAATGTAGTCAACCGGTGGGATAGTAACTGGAAAGCAGGACACCCGTCACAAGGATTGATGCAGTTTATCCCAAGTACATTTGCATCATATAAAGAACCAGGTTACGGCAATATTAAAAACCCAGTTCATCAAATCATAGCGGCGATTAACTATCTTAATAGACGTTATGGAGGCATCTATAACCATCCGGGCTTAAAATCAATGGCGAAAGGTGGTCCGTATAAGGGATATGCAACAGGTGGTCGAATCATTGGTGACCAATGGGCTATGGTTGGCGAGCAAGGTCCAGAGCTTATGCGATTGTCCGGCGGATCAACTATTTACAACAACCGCAGAACAAACAGCATGCTAAATGACGCAGCTTACACACCTTCATCTAGTTCGACAACATATTCTAATTCTTCAAACAGCAATAGTTTTTCACCGACAGTTTATGTCCAAGTTTCTGGCGGTGCTTCATCTGGTAGCGAAAGCAGTATTAAGCAAGCTGTACAAGAGGCATTGGATGAAGTTTGGAGTAAATTGAACCCAATGTATGAGCCAGAGGGGGAATATTGATGGCGAAGCTAGGGAAAATCAAAATAGTTAACGAAAAAGAGTCGGATAATCCAGAGGTAGAAGTGACATCATACCCTGTGGAAAAAGGCATTCCCATAACTGATCATGTACAACGAAAACCCGAAATCACTTCAATTTCGGGTTTTTTGCTCGGCAAAAATCCAAACAAAGACTTTGCCTATTTAAAAAAGCAGATGTATGCGGGGAAATTACTGAATTACACGGGAAGAAAAGTAGCGAAAAACGTTGTCATTACCAATCTATCTCGAGATATTGGTGAGTACAAAAATGGCTTTGCTATCTCGGTCGAGTTACAAGAAATCCGTATTGCAAAAAGTCCATTCGTAAAAAAGAAAGTGAAAGCAGCAGGGAAAAAGAAGAAATCAAATACGAAGAAAAGCAAAGCTGTCTATCACAAAGTGAAGAAAGGCGAGACATACAGTCATATGAGAATGTGGTATGGCACGAGCCTATCACAGCTCAGGAAGTGGAATAAGTACCCTGACCGCCGCATTCCTATAGGGGTCAAATTACGGGTGAAGTAGGGGGAGCAAAATGGCAACGAGAGACTATATTCCGATTGATATAGAAGACATTCCGCAGCAGTTTGAAATTGATCTTGCAGACAGCACATTTGTTTTTCAAATCAACTATAACGAGACGGATGACAGTTATTCTATTGACCTTTATGACATGGATATGGATCCAATTGTACTAGGCGAAAAAATGATTTTAAATGTGCCATTGTGGGATGACATTATAGATGATCGTTTGCCAGCTCCTTCGTTAGTACCGTTAGACGAATCAAATACAGAAACTCGGCTTTCATCAGAAAACTTCATGAAAACTGTGTTTCTGTATATTGACGATGTAGGCGAGGAAGGTGAAGAAGATGGCGACGAATAATAGCAAATTGTTATTCGGTCGTATTGTTAAAGTGATGATTGATAGCGGTTCTTATAAAGGGACCTTTGATTATAAAGACTTAGAAGTTCGCTTTGAAGTTCCCTTTGATGATGACGCCAAGCCAAATGAAACAAAGGTCGAGATTTTCAACCTAAGTAGCAGCACGATTAACAAGATCAAAAAAGGTGCTACTATGACCGTTCAGGCGGGGTATAAAAGCGACTTTGGGGTATTAGCCATCGGAAAGGTTACGAAGGTACTGACGAAGCGTGCAGGGGTCGATAAAATCACTTCAATTTATATGAAAGAAGGCGACGATTACTCTCATATTAAAGTGGATCAAAATACCGCTGATGCTCCTGTGAAATATTATGCCAACAAGCGGTACAAGCTGAAGAAACCATTGAAGGTTGAAACAAAAAAAGTGGTCAAATTGAAATCGGGTAAGACTTCTGTCCGCAAAAGCACACGAACGATTAAATACAAAACAGTTCGTGAGGCGAAATACAGAAAACAATCCATGAAAATCACATTTAAAAAAGGAACAACAGCCCGCACGATTATAAAGCGTTTAATCCGCATACTTGATATTAAACTAGCGAAGTTGTCTTTGCCAAGAAACAAGGTATACAAGAAAGGGTACACAGTCACAGGTAGTATTGAAAAGAAATTAGAAGAAGTTGTGCATGATTGTGGCGCTTCTTTGTATTACAGGCGTGGTCGTCTTGTTATCAGGTCGATCACAGAGGGGGACGATGAGCGGTTTGAGTTAAAAGAATCAACAGGTTTGCTTGACTCTCCTGAAGCGTTTGAGGATGAAAAGCTTAAAGGTTATTCGGTTAAATGCTTATTGCAACACCGCATAACCACCGCTTCAATCATTATTATTAAGAGCAAAACAGCCAACGGAAAGTATCGTGTTAAAAAAGGTAAGCATGTTTTTGACGGAAATGATTTTTACACAGAAGCGGATGTGATCTAATGGCAGCAGATACGAATTTTTTCGATAATCTTGTAAAAGGTATCAAGCACTCTATTCATGTTTGCGCTCCGGGTAAGGTCGTTTCTTACGATGCTGCCAGTCATACGGCAGACATCAAACCGCTCTTTATGACAGCTGACGATGATACTTTATACGAGCAACCATTGATACAAGATGCTCTTGTTCTCAAGCATGTCGAAGCAGATATGAAGGTTGGAGCAATGGTATTTCTATCATTTGCAGATCGGGCGCTTGATAATTTAACAAACAAACCTTTTGATCCTGATAGTACCCGTACACACGATATAACGGATGCTGTAGTGATAGGAGTGTTTGAAGGATGAAGACTTTAAAACTGGTAAATGGTGATCTCGTTTTCAAAGATGAAGAACTAGAAATGGTTGAAGGCGATGAAGAGCTTGCACAATCTGTAGAAATGATCTTGAAAACAAGTTTAGGAGAGTTTGAACTAGATGAGTTTTTAGGAGTCGATCGTGAAAATCTTCTCGGTAAAAATCTTGATGAAGAAGAAGCTCAATATGACATTATTGAGGCAATAGCTCAAGAAGAACGTATTGCCACAGTAGAAGATATAGAATTTCAATTTGATCGAAAAGTACGCTCCAGTCGTATCAAACTAAAATTGATCAAAGAAGAAGACGGCCAAGAGTTACAGTTAGGGGGTGTTGATGTTGTTGAATGAAAATGGCTTCCAGCGAAAAACATATTCAGACATTGTAGACGAAATGGAAGATAAGGCAAAGGAACAGTTCGGGGAGGATGTAAATACATCAAGTCGGACACCTCTTGGAATCATCTTTAGAATCATTGCATGGTTTTTGGCAGGCGTTTGGGACATCGCTGAAAGAGTATACAACAGCGGCTTTGTTAGTAAGTCTGAGGGAGTGCAGCTTGATAGATTAGGAAATAACAACGGGATTACAAGAGAGCCGGCGAGTGAATCATATGCCACTCTGGAAATCACAGGTGAACCTGGTCACATCATTGAAGAAGAAACTCAATTCGCAACGGAATCTGATATTTACTTTGAGGTGCTTGAAGAAGTAACAATTGACACCAATGGAAAAGCTATAGTTGATGTCATATCAGTCGATAAAGGAGCAATGAACAATGTGGCTGCTGATACGATCACTGTACAAGCTGAACCAACGGAAAATATCACGTCTGTGACCAATCCCGAAGCGGCCGCCGGCGGTTCCGATATTGAAATAGATTCGGAGTATCGTGCACGAATTAAAAGATCGGTAGAAGGCAGTTCAGCATCTACACATAGCGGGATCATTGCGGCACTGATAAAAACATCTGGGGTGCGTTCAGCTAATGTGGTGATGAATAACACAATGGAAGTAGATGCTGACGGTAATCCACCGAAAAGTATTCATGCTTATGTGCTTGGAGGTATAAAAGAAGATGTGGCTGATTCGCTTTTTAATAGTGTAGCGGCAGGCATAGAAACAGTAGGTAATCAATCTGTTGTCATTACTGATTTAAGCGGCATTGACCATACAATCAATTTTGATTTCGCTCAAGAGGTGAAAATCTATGTCCACCTTGAATTAAAGACAAATGCATCATTCCCCATTGATGGGGATGATCTGATCAAGAATAATGTTGTATATAAAATTGGTGGCGTGGACAAATCGGGGTCTTCATTCACTGGATCTCAAATGGGTGACGATGTTATCTTGTCTCAACTATATAATGCTGTGTATCAAGTCGCCGGTGTTGATGATGTTGTCATCAAGATCGGAAAAAGTCCTGATACTCTCAGCCAGTCAAACATCGAAATTGAGCCTAAACAAGTGGCGCAAGTTCTATTCTCGGAAATCGAGGTGGTACATGTATGATTAAGGACTTAATCAGCAAGCTGACCGATGCTTTTCAGAAAGATGAGAAGAGCAACATCGGGAAGCTTTTTTTAATTGTAGATGAACAACTGACCGCAGCAAAGAAGACACTAACTACTGCTGAAAAATGGCGTGATATAGATAACGCAAAAGGGCGCGGACTTGATTTAATAGGTGATAACGTTGCTCAAAATAGAGGTAGATCCACAGACGAAATTTATCGGGTCCTGATTCGTGGTAAAGTAGCACGGAACATTTCAGATGGAACAACAAACAGAATAATTGAAGCTTTATCTAAAACGCTCAATTGTGAATACAACGAAATTAACATACACACCGTAAAAGAAGATGGGGAGAACGAACCCGCAGCAATAATTGTGAAAAAGGCACCGCTTGAAGCACTTAATAAAGTTGGCATGTCTGCCACGCAATTTTCATCTATTGTGCAAAAAACTGTAGCAGCTGGTGTACGAGTTGCCTATATCAATCTTAATGGGACGTTTAGTTTTTCATCTATTCCAGATGAAATTGAGACAAGCCAATTCGGTTTTTCATCTGATGGAACAGACGGTGGCACATTAGGTGGCATCTTTGAACCAGAGGATGATTACCCACTACCAATCTAACAAGGAGGGAAAGCATGGCTTTTACAAAAGAGTTACCACAATGGGACAATGCAGGGCAAAAGCCGCCACAAAGTAAAATTACCGAGGGTTTTAAACCATTGGACCATCCGCCTGCCGATTGGTTCAACTGGTACATGAATGGCACCTATGAGGCTTTAAATGAGTTACAAAGTGAAGCAGCAACAACAACTGAAGTTACAGCAGGTTTAAAGGTTTTATCGAATGATATAACAACACATTCTAACGCTAAAAACAATCCGCATGCTGTCACTAAAGCACAGGTCGGGTTAGGTAATGTCGATAACATTAAGCAAGCTTCAAAGGCAGATTTTGATAGCCATCTTGGTGATAAACAGTTACACACTTCCGCGACCGAAAAAAACAAATGGAACAACGGACAGCTTTATAAACTCACTCCAGACGATGGTAAAGTGGCAAGACTGACTAACGGAACTGACATTTTCACATTACCGACTGGCTTTTATATGGGGGCAAACCTTTTAAACGTACCCGTAGAAGATGGAAGCTTTTACTATATTGAAGTTTTAGAAACAGCATATGTCCAAAATGAAGTTAATTACAAAAGAATCATTGTCACAAGGTCATTTGATAATATGACTTGGATTGGGACGTTCCACGCTCAGGGGTTTCGCGGATGGAAAAAAACGCTAACTGTAGAAGATGTGGCAAACAGCACTTTTGTTGATACTTATGATCAAGATAATTCGTCTGTCTCAGCCGCTGAAAATGTAGCAACAAAGCTTGTTTTTGGAGCAACACGTGCGGATGACTTATCAGAGTATAACCGCTCACGCGCTGAAATTACACTTAAAAATAGTGGCCTTTTTTTGATCAGGCTTTATATCACTAGCACTAACATCACAGTCGGATCAGATAATATTTTAGCCTGCTATGTAAATGGGGCAGAATATCAAAGGTTTGGAAACTGGAATCCAGTGACATCATCAAGTACGTGTGTGCTTTATTTATCGCAAAAATTCAAAGCGGGAGATAAAGTGACTTTTTATATAACACCAAAGGGCACCGGCAAAACTATAGCAATAAACACAGCTTATGTGACGATGTCCCAATTGAGATAGGAGGGAAAAGATGAATAAAGCGCTAGCGATTAAATTTCTTTATCCAAATGCTGAACTGGGTAATGATTATTCGGTTCGGGATGACGGAGAAGGCCAGTTCATAGACAAGTGGTTATTAGACGATCCTATACCTTCAGATGAAGTATTAGAAACTGCATGGAATGAATATCTAGCCAAGAATGATGAGAAGCCCTTATCAAATGTTGAAAGACAACTACTTCTGCTTGGAGAGCAATTAGCATTAGAAAAAATAGCACGTCAACAATCAGATAGAGTTAATGCAACGTTAGGACAGCAACTTGCCGAAATGAGAATAGAAATCCTTAAATTAAAAGGGGGAGTTACTGATGAATCTTAATTTCTGGGTGTTAGCCCTATTTTATAAATGGGCCACAACGGCAATGGTTAAACAAGCAATGGCCTTTAAAGACTGTTCAATTGAAGAGTTAGAAGAGGGCATTCAAAAGGAATATGTTACTCATGAACAATATGAAGAAATAACTGGTGAACCTTATAAAGAAACGCTAGAAGCCGAGTAGAAAGGCTTTTTTATTTTACCTTCTTTAAGGAGGTGAGGAAACTTGAAACGGACTAGGGGGGCTTACTGATGTCAGGAATGACGGAGGTTAACGATGTGAACATTATACAAAAGGATATGTCAGAATTAAAGACCAGTCAAAAAGCTTTGGAGCAGCGTGTTTCTGTACTCGAAAGAGGGCAAGACAAGCACGATCAGCAAATCATTAGCTTGAACAATCAACTTAACAAAATTGAAGAAAACACCACATGGATTAAGCGTACTATTACTGGTGCGCTTATAACTGCTGTTTGCACGGGTGTAATTGGTGGCGGGATTGCTCTTGTTTATACAATGCTTCAAAAATAAAAAGAAAAGAGGAATTTAATATGAAAAACTTCGACAAAGGCACTGTGATCCGTACAGTGCTTCTTTTAATTGCTTTTATTAATCAAACGCTTGTGATGTTTGGACAGACAGTGTTGCCGATTAGTGAGGAGCAAGTACAAACCGCTGGTGAGTCACTATATGTAGCAGGTTCCACTATTTTTACGATGGTTACAGCCATTATCGCATGGTTTAAAAATAACTATGTTACCGAAAAAGGAAAAAAACAAAAGGAAATTCTGAAACAAAAAGGACTTTCAAAATAAACCGCTGCTATTAGGCAGCTTTTTGTGTTTTTAAAAAATGAATTTAGAGGAGAATCAATATGGCAGAAAAAATAGGATTACAAACTCTTATAGATCGTTCCATTAGAAATATGGGTGCTGGCATTAACAGTGTTGTAAAAGAAAGCGCAATTGAAATGATCAAGCAAGCATATAAAGAAGGTATCTTTGTTCAGATCACAGCTGGTTATCGTTCAATTGCAGAACAAAATAAGCTTTATGCTCAAGGGCGTACCGATTCCGGAAACATTGTCACTAATGCCAGGGGTGGTCAATCTAATCACAACTACGGTTTAGCGGTTGATTATGTCCTATTAAGTTCAGATGGAAAAAAACCGCTTTGGACAGTCAACGAGAAATGGCGCCGAGTAGCGCAAATCGGAAAATCACTAGGGTTTTCATGGGGTGGAGACTGGAAGAGTTTTAAGGACTACCCACATCTTGAAATGATGGGCGGTTTGACAATATCACAGCTTCAAGCGGGTAAGCGTCCTGTCTTGGTGTCATTACTATCAAATAAAGTTTCTGCAAAACCAATCAAGACAACGCCAGTTAAATCATCGCCATCTAAAAGCACAACTAAGCCTAAATCAGCTTCTAAAAAGACATATAACCTACCTTCTGGCATTTTAAAAGTAACCAAGCCATTAACGAAAGGGGCAGGCGTAAAAGCCGTACAGGAAGCCCTAGCTGCTCTTTTCTTCTATCCTGATAAGGGAGCTAAAAACAACGGGATTGATGGCTTTTATGGACCGAAAACAGCGGATGCAGTCAAACGATTCCAGTCGATGCATGGGATTGTGGCTGACGGCATTTATGGACCGAAGACAAAGAAAGCCATTGAAAAGGCATTGAAATAAAAGCGAAAAAACCTCTCTAAAAGGGAGGTCTTTTTTTATCTAAACTATAGACATAAGTCTACAGTTGTAGTATAATAAATATAGGAGGTGAGGAAATGCTAGACAACATGATAAAAGTCCTTCAAATTATCTTTTACGTTGCATCTATAGCGTGGATTGCCCAACAATCACACGACGCAAACAAAGATAATAAGAAGGACTAACACTGGGGAAGCGAGTTAATCGCTCGCTTCTCAATATAATTATAACCAGTCTAGCATATAATATGAACCAAAAACAATTGATCTTCTTTATGATCCTCTTGAGCGCAGCTTCAATTGTAACGCGTTCAATATGGACAAATCCTTTCACAACGGTAATCATGGCCGCTTTAATACTTGCAACGCTTTTTGTAATCATCAAAGATGTAGTAAGGAGCAGATAACATGGAATATCATTTGAAGAACCGGCAGCAGGTTGAGGACTTCATTCAAAATGAGGTCCTCACCTCATCTGAAGCGCAGGAGATTTTAGAAGTAAACAAACAGCGCATGAGTAAATTGCATACAGATGGTCGAGTAAGGCCTATAAAAAAAGTGGGTAAAACTGTTTTATTCTTAAAGTCAGATATTGAGCAGCTGAAAAAAGAGTTAGAGGAAGGGCGGAAGAAATATCGGCCTTCTGATTTTAAATAATAGTTTTCCCCTTTTGGAGCTCTAATTTTTAAAAAATAAACAATTTTCCTATTTTGTCTCAAAAAAAAAATGTATAC